CCTTCTGTCCTACTTCATCAGCGTCAAAACAGATCACGATAGTCTCGAAGCTATCTAGGTACTCATACTGAGCCTTGCAGTCTTTAACAGCCGCTGAAGCCCCGTTACGGATGCTCACAGTAGGCCATTTGCTGCCTGTCATCTGATATGAAGCTAGAGCGTCTAGTTCACCCTCAACGATGGTGATGTATTTACCCTCTTTTTGAAACAAATTCTGTCCGAAAAGTGTCGCTTTCTGAAAGTTTCCAGCGATAGAGAACTGTTTGTTAGCTACAGATCGGATCTTTTCCGCTACTTTAGCGCCAGTTTCGTCATAATAAGGATAGAAATGCTTCCCATCGGCTTGAGTGACTGAGAAGTACTCACAGGTCTCCCGTGTGATCCCTCTATCAGGTATAGCCTTAGCTTCCCCTGTTGTTTTCATTGTGAATACTTTCGTTTTTTGTGTAGGAGGTTGTTGATAAGTACCTACATTTTGTAAGTCTTCATCGCCTCGTGTGTACGTGTTACACCCATGGCAGTAGGAGTGACCGTCATCATAGAAGCTGTTAGCATCTGAGCTACCACACGCCTCACAAGGCCCATGACGAAGGAACTTAGAAGCTACTTTGAGATTCATGCTTCACCTCCGTCCGCTTGCGCTCTTGCTCGGATTGCTTCGCGATATTTCTGAACGCCATCACGATAGGATTTGTATTCAGCCATAGTTGCAAACATTGCAGGTGATTGTGCCAAGTCATACTCTATCGACTCACACGCCTCACGCTCTTTAGCTGCTGTCCGTTTCTCTACCAGTTTGGCAAAGGCTTCAAGTTGCTCTTGGTAGATATACCAAAGGTTTTGTGGACTAATAACACAGCTATTGTCCATTTCAAATCCAGCCAACTTAGCTATCTCAATGATTTCATCTTTTACTAGCATTGTTTAACTCCATGCAGATGTCAATGTTCATCTCAAAGACTTGTAAGCCTAGGAGATTCTTCTTCTGATGGTATATCTCACGTTTACGAGCATTAGCCCTGTCCATAGTCTCTCGCTTGAAAGTCCTACGATTAGGTGCTTCGTACTGGTAAGGCCAGCAGCCTTCAATGTGAACACTTTTATAGGTAGTCGTCATTAATCAGCTCCTCACGATGTCCGCAGGTGTCGCAGAATAAATACATCCCTGTCGCTATAACTACCATGTGACCACGACATACAGGGCAGATACGACCACCATCGTCATCATATTCGTCATTGGTTTCATCATCGTCATCAGCGTGTTCATATTCATCGTTCATTGTCTGTTGTTCCTTCTTGTTTCCAAAGATCCTGTCCCATCCGTCACGGACTGCCTGTGAGTTTTCATTACGTCTTCCTGATCCTTTACCACCGTCACCATGCGCCATTATTCTTCTCCTTGAGTTTGGCTTCTGCCCATCGCACACCTTCAAGCCATTCATTGTTTTGATAGTTGAACTTCAAATCTCCAGCCGTCAGCCCAACCCATGTGCGTTGTTGTGTGGTGTAGAGTTTGCTAAGAATTGAGCCGCAGTCTTCAATCTGACCAGCCAAAATCTGCTCGGCCTCATTGCGGTCAAAAGTTGGCTCGCTTATAGGTTCACCGTTATTGCTGACGTACCACGCCACAGGCTCACCCAGTTGCTCGCTTACGCTACGCTGCTCATCCGTCAGCGGCTTTCGTTGTTGTGGTTTCTCAGTTGTCAGCCAGTATTGACCGTTATTGAATTCATAGTCTCTAGTGTCTTGTATCAACACCGCAGCAACGTCAGTTGAATAATCAACATCCACAATAATGCACGGCAATACCACAGGCTCACCCACGCACTTCGTGCTTTGCTTGACAGTCATAGCTTCACATCCTCCCACTTAGACAAGTCTGAGATGATGTCTGCTAGAACGCCCTCAGAGAGGCCTTTGTACGCTGTGTACCCCTGAGTAAGGGACTTCAACGATTCAACCATCTGACAGGCTTCTAAAGCCCTCTGTGAGCATTTGTAGGCATAAGCTTCTGTCGGATTAGACAGGTCATATTCAATTGTGGCTTTCATTTTAATGATACCTTTATCAAAGTTAAGACAAACACAAACATTGAGATAATCATTTCTTTAAATCTCCAAGTTTGATTAAGACTGAATCCATGACTGTATCAAAGCCATAGACAACCATCAATTCAACTAAAGCATTAATAGTGTGAAAATAGTGTGCTTCCTCTAATTCTTCATGATGTTCATCAATTGACATTAGGTCTTCGATCTTTAGAGTCTGTTCTCTAATTGTTTCTTCGTTTGTAGACATAGAATCTTTCATGTTGTTGTACCCCTTATTACTTTAAAGAAGTTTTAATGATAATAACAATAAAGTAGGTATTTACTTTAATGTGTCTTTAATGTTTTTAATGTTCATCATAGTCTCTATAGTTATCTATAGAGTCTATAATGAGGTCATCAAAGTCCCTAGAATCCCCTGTGAACAGTTCCGTAGGTTCATCATCGTTAGGTTCATCGTCAAGATCAGCCTCGGTTATGAGGTCTTTTCTGTCGATAAGTTTCACAAAAGGCTTCAAGTCTTCAAGACAGACCTTACACAAGTCCATGTATTGACCCGTTACAGCGTTTTTGAGTGTCGCTTGGTATTCCGTTAGAAGTTTGTCACATGCTCTGCAATGAATTTTCCGTTCCTGCCCTTCTCCGTGTATGGATTGATGATTTTGAGAGCTTCTAGCCCTGTTTAAACGATTCCTAGCCCTATTTTGACATCATAGGTGCATCAGGAACTTTATTCCTTTGTTGTCGGTTGTATTCTTCCTCTTGTTTTTTATCCCAAGGAACAGGAGGATAAGACGGGAAAGGCCAAATGTTCATTGTTTAATCTCCTTTAACCATGAAAAGTGGTATTTATCTCGTTTACCATTACGAAAACGAATAAGACAATCACCGTTTTGATCTTTGTGTAAGATTGTCACAATTTTGCCCTCTTTTGAAGGGTACATTAGAACATATTGTTGTATTTTCACCATAAGTCCTCCGCAATGATGAAATCAACACAGTAGCAGACAATGATAAATGACATCATGGCTGCACCCCTAAGTCATAGCTGAGATTCTCAATAGAGTCTCCGAAATCATCCCATTCTCTGAAGAAATCTAGATCGTCAGCTTTTGAGAGTGCATTGATAGCAGGTGAGTACTTTTCTAGTACTTTCTTGGCCTGAGACAGAAGATAGATCAATTCGTCATGGGTTGACGTTAATTCATCACATAATGGGTTGCCTTCACGCCATAGACGGCGCTCTAGATTGCTGAATTCGTTGTTGTTTAACATGGTTTAGACTCCCTCAATTTGAATGTTGATATTTTCGCCCATATGGACGATATACAGTCGATTTAATTGGATATGAACACGTCTCCAACGACCTTCAAAAAGGGCTAACCATCGGTCGTCGTATTCGTTCCTGATTGAGACTCGCTCAGTCCTGAATGGCCCCTGAGTCCCTGCTCCGTGTTGCAAATATCCGTAGTTTTCCATGATTATTACTCCTGAGACAATGCTGAGTTAAAGACAAAACAGTAATCACCATTAGGTAAACAACCGCCCAATAATCCACCATAGTGAGGATCATTCCACCCTAGCTTAGCAACTAAGTCTTCAGCGGCCTTGCGGTGTACTGCTTGCCCTGAAAGTTCATGAGGATAGCTGATCGTGATTGATCCAGCGGCACATGAGGCCTTGATACGTGCCCCACGTGAGTTGGTAGGGCAGAGATATTTAGTTTGAATTGCTTGCATGATTACTGATCCTTAGTAAGTGTTGATGATCGGTACAGTGTACCCCATAAGAGCCACATAGTAGCCCTTATAAGTTAAACTGTGTTAAGCTGTCATCCAAACTACAATTATAGCGATAAAGCCTAGAATGTAGATGATTTTGTCGTGATTGTTCATGGTGTTTACCCTTAGTAGTTGTTATTAACGTACTCTGTAAGCATTGAGACACCATTGTCTACAGTCTCATTATGGGCGCATTGAGTGAGTAACTTACAGAAATCGTCATCTTCTAAGAGTAGCGACGAAGCCCCGCATGTAGCATTAGCTGTCATGCCCAGCATTGTGCGAGCCTTCATGACGTTTACGTTTAAATCTAAGTTTTGAGTAGACATTTTTGTGCATCCTTGACAAGTTACATAGCGAGTTTGCTATGCTTTGACTATTGCAATGACTGTGCCAGTTTGTATTGTGTAGTACTGTAGTATTACTTATAAAATATACAATATAATTATGTAATACGAATATGTACATTGTTGTTTTTATACCACACTATTGATGCACTGATATGATGAATTTATGCACTGACATGAATAAACTGTGAATAACTTATTACTGTATTGGTGCATATTAGCTTACAAGTAACTGACTGTTGTTTTTATACCACACTTGAGTGACTAGGTGTTTACCCTAATAGGTGCTAAATAGTACATAATAGGTGCTACATAGCCTCTCATTGTGTCTCTTTTATACAACACTTTGGAGTAACTGTTGTGTCTTTACAACACTTTGAAACTGACTAGAACCTGACTAGTTGCTTTGATGTAACTTGATAGGGGGGAGGGGGTAGGCTCTGGTGAATTACTTTGACGGAGCCTCCTAAGTACACAAAAAAGACTATTTAAGAAAAGACCTAAGTAGACCTAGAAAGTCTAATGAAATCATAGAACTTTACATAAGAATTAGGGACAGGTTAGATCTATGGAGTAAATCTGTCCACAGGAGCCTATAAAGAGGCTAGAAAGTGGTCACGGGAGCCTATAAAGTAAAATAAATATGAAATAATTACAAAAAAGACTTGACAAATGAGAAAAGATATGTACAATGTTCTATGCAGATAATTCTGTCAAGAACTCAAATGAAGTCTAAGTAGACAGGCTACTTAGTTAATACAGGAAGTTTCTATGATGAAGTTAGCTTAGATTCCTTAATGTGTATCTTCCTTAGGTGGACACAAGGGTAACTAAGTAACGATATATACTTCATTTAGATTCTTGTCTTAAAAGTTAAATTACATAGTTACTCTAGAGTACTCAGAGTAGCTGTACCCGTATTGTTATTATTATTTATAGTAGTACATCTCCTACAGTAAGGACAAAGATGGAACACAGAAGCAAACATGAAGTCCATAAGAACCTATGGATTAAACGTAAGAATACACCCGTTGTATGTCTAACCACAGGTGAAACCTTCTTGTCAGCCAATGAAGCTGAACGTAAGACAGGCGTATGGGGGAGTAGTATTCTTAGGTGTTGTGACGGTAAGACTAAGCAAGCAAACGGAAAGCAATGGGCTTATGTCTGATACTGAAATTGTCACAAGAGGTCGAGGTAGGCCTAAGAAGGGCGAGATAGTCGCTAAGAAGTCTAAGAACAGAGGTACGTTAGGTAGGCCCAAAGGTGATAAAGCTATCATTGACGAGTACAAGGCTCGTATGCTTAACTCACCAAAGTCAGCTAAGGTCTTAGAAACTATCCTCAATGCTGCTTTGAATGATGACCACAAGAATCAAGCAGCTGCATGGAAGCTAGTGGTAGATCGGATAATGCCAGTCAGTGCCTTTGAACAAGCAAAGCAAGGCGGTGGTACTCCTGCTGTTAGCATTAACATTATGGGTCTTGGTCAAGCTACAACAATGGTTACTCAAGATGATGTCGAAGTTGACATCCAAGACGTAGAGATCAAGGATGTTGAGTAATGACCTCTTTAAACTTTGAACTACTGAAGTGGCAACAAGAAGTCTTTAAGGACTCCCATCGCTTCAAGGTCGTAGCAGCAGGTCGTCGTTGTGGTAAGTCTAGACTATCAGCTGTGACCCTGCTCATTGAGGCTCTGAACTGTCCTGAAGGATCAGCTGTGATGTACATAGCTCCCACTCTAGGACAAGCTAGAACCATTATGTGGGACTTGTTGAATGATCTTGGTCGTCCTGTTATTAAGTCTTCACACGTTAATAACCTTGAGATCACCCTCGTCAACGGTCGTAAGATTCTCGTTAGAGGTGCTGATAACCCTGATTCTCTACGGGGTGTCTCTCTCACATACGTAGTACTCGATGAGTGTGCCTTTATCAAAGAAGACGTATGGCAGAAGATCATTCGAGCTTCCCTGTCTGACAAGAAAGGTAGAGCCTTATTCATCTCTACACCTAGTGGTCGTAACTGGTTCTACGATGTCTTTAACCTAGGACAAGAAGAGGACGATGAGTGGTGTTCATGGCACTTCACAACTAAGGACAACGAGACTATTGATCCTAAGGAGATTGAAGCTGCTGAGAAGACTCTAAGTTCCTTTGCTTTCAAGCAAGAGTACTTGTCTTCCTTTGATTCCGCTGGTGCTGACTTATTTAAAGAAGAATGGTTAAAGTACAAAGATGAACCTCAGTATGGGGATTATGTTATCGCTATTGATCTGGCTGGTTTTGAAGATGTAGCTAAGAATGCAGGAGCTGCTAAGAAGAGACTAGACGAATCAGCCATCTCAATCGTTAAGGTACTAGACAATGGTGATTGGTGGGTTAAAGACATCATTCACGGTAGATGGGACATCCGAGAGACTGCATCTAAGATCCTCTTAGCAGTACGTGAACACCAGCCTATCGCTGTAGGGATCGAACGAGGAGCTTTGAAGAATGCTGTGATGCACTACCTCGAAGACTTGATGCGTAAGAATAACGTCTACGTTCACATCACAGACCTGACACACGGGAACAAGAAGAAGACTGATCGTGTTGTCTGGGCCTTACAAGGGCGTTTCGAGCATGGTCGTATCTCCTTGAACAAAGAGAAGAAGTGGAAAGAGTTTGAAGATCAATACATGATGTTCCCTACTACAGGGGTACACGATGACTTGATCGACTCTCTGTCTTATGTTGACCAATTAAGCGTTACTTCTTATAATACAGATTATGAGGATGACGACTACGAGGTAATGGATGTCATTAGCGGTTATTGAAGATAAATGGTATTTTACAGGAAAGCCTTGTAAAAACGGCCATATTGCTCCTCGTTTAAAAAGTAATCGTTGCTGTAAAGAATGTTCTTACGACAAACGAGCTAAATATGAGAAAAGTGAAGCTTACACCGAATGGAAAGCTAAAAATAAAAAGAAAGTAGCTTCTAACTGGCAAAAACGGAATAAAGGAACAGTAAACGCTAATACACGTAAACGTCAAGCAGCGTTACTAAACAGAACCCCGTTGTGGCTAACTGAGTTTGATCTTCTGAAAATGAAGTGCCTATATCAAGTAGCCGCCATGCGGACAAAAGAAAGCGGAGAAGAGTGGCACGTAGATCATATTTTACCTTTGCAGGGTAAGAAAGTAAGTGGTTTACATGTTCCTCAAAATTTAACAGTCATCCGAGGAAGCGAAAACATACGTAAGTCTAACCGCTACAACGCTGACTACGAAGAAGATGATTATGAAGTTATAGACGTTATGACAGGCTATTGATGAAATCTTGCCCATTACCGTTGCAGAACAATAAACTGAACATTACTAACCATCTCAAGACAATCAAGGAGCACGGTCTTGGCCCTGCTGATCCTCGTAAGTCTAATGCTTCATTCTGGCAGGATAAAGCTAAGAAGTGGGGTGTAACTGAAGGTGACGCTCGTGGTCGCTTGTGCTCTAACTGTGAGCACTACTTAGAGACTACCGACATCAAGAAGTGTATTGATAGCACTCCAGCTAAGAACTTCAAGACTTCAATGGTTGATCCTTCAATCGTTGACATCGAGAGCAAACCAGTAGCTTATTGTATGTTGTATGACATCACTTGCTCACCTGTGCGTACTTGTGATTCACAAGAGATAGGTGGCCCTATTGACGATGTTAAATACAAAGCGTTACAATTGGCTAAAGCTGTAAATGATAGTGGATTCGACTACGAAGAATTCAAAGATCCCTTTGGTGATAGCACTGAATAATAAATATAGGACATACATGGAAGATATTAACAACCCTAAGTACGAAGAGCCTACAGAGGCCGATAAAGAGCTAGTAGCCTTCGTTGTAGACCACACTGATCGTTGGCGTGATTACCGTGACGCTAACTTCATGGATGCTTGGGAGGAATACGAGCGTATCTTCCGTGGTCAATGGGCCGCTGATGATAAGACTCGTGACTCAGAGCGTTCACGTATCATCTCCCCTGCCACACAGCAGGCCGTAGAGACTCGTCACGCTGAGATCATGGAAGCTATCTTCGGTCAAGGAGAATACTTTGACATCGAAGACAACATCCAAGACGTTAACGGTGAAGATCTCGACGTTGAGATGATTAAAGCTCAGTTGTCTGAAGATTTCAACAAAGATAAGATCCGTAAGAGTATCGACCAGATTGAATTGATGGCTGAGATCTACGGTACAGGTATCGGCGAGATCATCGTCAAGACTGAGAAAGAGTACATTCCAGCTACTAAGCCAATCCCCGGTATTGCTGGTCAAGCTGCTATTGGCGTTCAAGAGAAAGACCGTGTATCGGTTAAGTTGAAGCCTGTCAA